GTAACAGCCGCAGATACCGCAGGCTGATTCCCGATGTTATCGGTAGCCTGAATAACGGCACTTTCGCAGAGAAGTACCTTAACGCCTACGATGGTGCTAACATCAATATCAATGCCAACGCTGAGCGTCAGGATTTGACAGCCCTGAGTGCAGATGTTCACTCTATCAAGGAGCAGGGCGAGCGTATGCAGTACACCGATGGCAGAGGTAACACGATAGTAATATACAAGAATCTCAAACGAGTAGTTAAGAACTGATATGGCAAGGTATAAGTTTACACTGAACAACGGCACACAGAATCGTGTTTGCTATCCTCGTTGGAAAGCAGATACGGCTATGGAGTATGCCTTTGAGACAAATCAGATGTTCCGCAGGGCACAACTGACGAATAGCCTCGTCTTTGTCGGCTCTGACTATGATTGGATAATGGCTACCTCGTTTGAGCAGAAGATTAGCGTAACCATCTCTGCCGATTGGACGGAGAGCGGAGAGTACAGCACCTATTGGGTTGGCTCGTTCCATCAGACGGACTGCACCATTAATGTTGATAAAAAGACCATCAGCGTTAAGCCGAATGTGGAGGATAGATACAACAAGATTCTTGCAGGCTTGGATAAGGAGTACGACCTTATCAAGCTGGCACCAGCCATACAGCCCGTGACAATGGTACGCAGACCGATGTTGCAGGTGTATTCGCTTGGGGAGAGTATCGTAAGCTGTTTCCTCTCAGGAATGTCGTGGGAGCAGGACGCTAACGAGTGCGATAGTCCGTCAGAGATGGTAAACAGCTACCATTTCGGGCGCATAGGTCGTTATATTGAGTTGAATATGGGCACACAGCCCTACTTTACCAACCCGTTCATAGGTAGTGAGGTGCGACATTCAGACAGTGGCGATTGGAATGACTTCGGCTCAAGCAGTGTGTATGATATGTACTTTTACCAGCGTCATTTCGTGATTGAGGGTGAGGACGATTGGATATTTGGTGTATATATTAAGCGTAGAGGTCAGAACGATACCATTTGGATTTACAGCCGAGAGATTCGGCGTACCACCGCACCAACGGCTGCCGACCTACCCGATTCGTTCACGATGGAGGCTCAGGTTAGCGGATATAACAACCTTAGCGTGAGTAAGACGCAGACAGATATCTACGGACGTTGGGTAACGGCTGACTTGCAGACGGGAGGCTCAAGGATAGCAAGTGATGATATCGTAGCCTATAACCGCAATTACAAGTATTGCAAGCCTTATATGGGAGAAGATAGTATCGTTATGACGTACAACAGCAGTCTGACACCTACGGAGTGGGGATTGCGCTCGGCTGGAGATTATTTTGCAAAGCCCAATCCTGATGCGAATGTGCTGGCATATTTCCCTATCGCACGCACCTCTTGGATTAACGCCTCTCTGTGGTTTGCTCAGACAGCAGCCACAGACGCTCTTGAGGAGGCAGGGCGTAAAACTACCCAGTTGCGTGATGCGTACACGCTTGAGGCGGTTATAAAGGCTCTGCTCAGTGTTATAGACAGCAGCCTATCTTTCGAGCCTACGGAGATTTATAGTCAGTTCCTATATGGACAGAATCCACTCATCACTGGCGATTGGGGCAGGCTCGTTATGACACCAAAGAGCAATGTCTTGGTAGCGGAGTACACACAGCCCTCTCAGAAAGCACCTATCACGTTAGGTCAGGTGCTGGATATGCTCAAAAAGGCTTGCGGCTGCTATTGGTATGTCAACGATAGCGGACAGCTAAGGATAGAGCATATCAAGTGGTTTAAGAACGGAGGCAGCTACACGGGTACGCCTGCCATAGGGATTGACGTTACAGCGAGCCACAACACCCGTAACGGCAAGACGCTTGATTTCGGCACTAACGAATATACCTACGATAAGATTGATATGCCGGCACGATACCAGTATGATTGGGCAGACGATACGACAGCCGCTTTCAAAGGTCAGGCTATCGAGGTGCTTAGTACTTTCGTGCAAGAGGATAAGATAGAGGACATCACGATATCAGGATTCAACCCCGATGTTGACTATATGATGTTGAATCCCTCGAGCGTCAGCGAGGACGGTTTTGCTTTGCTCTGCTGTTCTGTCAATGAGGGCGTGTATTCGCTGAGTATTAATACGGCTCAGTCGTTGAGTGCGAACAAGATGCAGAACTGGCAGCTTTCGATGGAACTCTTACAGCCCTCTTTCCTTATCAGTGATATGCCAGCGTGGAGTATCAAGGTAAACGGGGCGCAGACAACGGCAAAGGGTATTCAGAGAAAGAAAGAGCAAAAGATTGATATCCCCGTAGGTAGCGAGCAGCCAAACTTGCAGCTAATGGTGCAGACGGGTATCGGTGTGGGAGAGATAAAGACGATGAGCATTAAACTATCAAGCCGTATGGCACAAACAACACTCAGATATGATACAACGCAACAATAACCTCAGTGTGCTCCCATTCTACAATAGTATCGTGGAGCAGAATCATCGCAAGAGTTATGCTTTTGGCGATGTCTATCCCTTATATACGCCTCAGAACAGCGTGCCAGCGTTTCAGGTAGTCATAACCCATACCACAGCCACAATAAGCAAGGTGGAGTTATACACAGCCAAAGGTGTCTACACCAGTAACATAACAACATACCTTACGGCTGGAGGGTTTACCAAAAAGAACTTCACGGACTACGATGTGCTGGTGTACCCTGCTACGGCAAGTGAGGCAGTGGTATCAATCCCTGAGGGGCAGTACTACCTCGTTATTACAATGAGCGATAACAGCGTGTACTACTCGGATATCTTTACCTCGGTGGGTATGATATCAGCCTATCTCAAGGTGCAGTGGTGGGACGCAGCAGATTTCGTGATGGACGGCTGCCGTATCGTGTACCCTCTTGGGGAGAACAGCGTCTTTCAGAATACCCTCTATCTGAACACCGAACTCGGTAAGCCTGAGTATGAGTTCAACGAGGAGGGAGAGCAGCGTGACGGGTATTTCTTCCCTGAGCAGCAGATAAGCGAGAAGAAGTACAAAGCTACGTTTCTTGCGTCTGAGTATCTGTGCGATGTTATGCGTTTTATCCGTATGGCGGATTATGTAAAGATTACGGATAAGTACGGCAATATCTATCGTGCTGACACGTTCCTGATTACTCCTAAGTGGGAGGCTCAGGGAAATCTTGCAAGCGTTGATATGGAGTTCACTTGTGATACGGTCGCCAAGAAGATTGCACGACCAGTGAGCAGCGTGGGCGACTTCAATGAGGACTATAACGAGAGTTTCTTCAATTAATACTTAGGCTATGGCAAACTATGCGGAACTTATACAGAGTATAGATGCGGTTATCAAGTCGAACAACAGACGAGAGATAACTGGACAGATTTTGCAGAATGTGCTTAATCAGATGGTCGGCTCGCTTGGTGCAAACTACCAGCTTGCGGGCTTTGCCGAGCCTGAGACAGACCCGCAGACACCCGACCAAACACTTTTCTACATCGCTACGGAGGCAGGTAACTACACGAACTTCGGCAACATCACTCTTGATGATGGTCTTTCGTTCCTGATGTGGAAAAACTCGGAGTGGACTGCCGAGACGATAGATATCGCTACACATAGCTGGGTGGAACAGAACTACGTCAGCAAGGCGTTCCTCAGAAAGTTGTTTATACCACGTAAGGCTGATGGTACGGAGATAACAGCCAACGATACCCTGAGTGTTCTTGACAATATCGAGGCGATGGTGGGATTATGGACAAAGCAATACCTCTCTGCCCTCGGTCTTGATGAGGACGGGCAGGCAGGTGCTAAAACTCTCCGTCAGCTTACAGATGTCGATATAGATGACGAAACCCTTACCAACGGGCAGGCACTCGTCTATAATGCAGCAACAGAGAAATGGGAAAACGGCACGATACAGAGTGGTACAGATATGGCAAGCGTATGGGCAGCACTGGCAGCCGGAACAGACGAGCAGATTAACGCCTCGCACCTTTCTACGGCTCTCTCAGGTTATGTTACCTCTACAAGCCTCGCTACCACCCTGCTCGACTACGTGACGAGTTCAGCACTTAGCACAACACTCGCCACAACACTTGCCGACTATGTAACCATCAGTGCCCTCTCTACGGCTCTTGAGGGTTATATAACCAGTAGCGAACTTGCTACTATCCTTGAGGATTACGTAACGGCTACGGCTCTTGCTAGCACCCTCTCTGCCTACGGCACAAAACAATGGATAGATGAGCATTACGTCAGTATCTCTTGGTTTAACAATATATTCCAAGTGTTCAAGCCGAGTGAAACGGCAGGAGAGCCTGATGTTCAGGTACAGCCTAACCACTGGGACGTTGCAGCATCGAATATCAAGGCGATGCTTGGTCTGTGGACAGAGCAGTACCTGAGTGCCCTCGGACTAAGTTCAGATATCGGAGGAGGTAGCAGTATCAACCCCGTAAGTATGGATAACGTGACACCATACACGTTATTCAATAGAGGCGATGCAATAGCTTTGAATGGCGTTATCTATCGTGCTACTCAGGACACCGAGAATCTTCCTCTTACATTCGTGGTGCAGGGCGATAAGTTCGTAGTCAGCTATTACAAGGATTTGTATGCCTATGTTGTCGCTGATGATGCGATACAGAATGGCTGGGAGGTATGGCTTGACACTGGTATGCAGTTCTATATCGAGAACTTCCAAGATAGAATCTCTCAGGCAGAGAGAGATATCGCTATTCTTTATTCCCTCGTTGGTAGCGGTGGAGGTGGCAGTACATCATTCAACCCGTCTATGATGTGGGATTATCTCGCTGCTGGAACAACAGAGCAGATTAATGCTACCCACCTTACAAGTGCCCTCAATGGTTACGCAACGCAGACGTGGGTAAGCAATCAGGGTTATGCAACTCAGGCTTGGGTAACAGCGAACTTCAATAAATATGTATTGCCAGTAGCCACAGATTCGGCTCTTGGCGGTATTAAGATAGGATATACCACAGCCGATAAGAATTACGCTGTGCAGCTATCAGATGGAAAGGCTTATGTTAATGTTCCGTGGACTGACACCTTGTATACCCTGCCTACTGCCACAGCAAACACCCTCGGAGGTATCAAGATAGGTTACACCGAAACGGGAAAGAATTATGCCGTTAAGCTATCAAGCAGCAAGGCGTATGTTTATGTTCCTTGGTCGTGGCGTGGTATGCAGAACAACCTTACCACGAATGCTCCTCAGACCGAGGATTCGCTGTCGGCTTATCAGGGTTACAGACTGGCTAACGGCTTTGCCCGTGATGATACCAAGCTGCCTCTTGCTGGCGGCACTATCACGGGAGACTTGACCGTACAAGGATTGTTGGCAGCGAATGGAGGTATCACAATCCCAGCGAACAAGACGCTCAAGATAGGCAATGCTATCCTTGAGTGGGACGGAGCGCACAACGCCCTGCACCTCTATCAGATGATAGATAACGCAGAGGCAGCAGCCCACTTCTATGCAAGCGGAGGTGTTTCTGCCCTCGGTCTTAGCACAAGCGGAGGTGGAGGTGGCGGTATCTCCTTGAATCCAGTCGATGTTGAGGATATCACGACAGACAGCACTTTTGCTATAAACGATGTAATGAGCCTCAATGGTGTTATTTATCGCTGCACTACTCCAACATCGAACACACCGCTTACATTCGTTACAAGCGGCAACAACTTCGTTTATACGGAGTTGAATGGCAAAAAGGCTTTCGTGGTAGCGAGTGAGGCAATACAATCCGATTGGGAAGTATGGCTTGATACTGGTATGGGTTACTATATCGAGTATTTCCTTACGGCTACTCAGAAGAACGAGCGTAATATCATCGCTCTGCAAGAGGCAGTGGCTACGATGGCAACACAGCAGTGGGTAAAGAATCAGCGATACGTCACTGAATCGTTCCTACGTCAGCAAGGATTCCTGACAGCAGCCTCTCTTGATGATTACGCAACAAAGGTGTGGGTAAATGCTAAGGGGTATGCTACTGAGCAGTGGGTAAGTGCGAACTTCAACAACTACTCTCTGCCTCTTGCTGCCAACGGCACACGTGGAGGCGTTCAGATTGGTTACACCCAGTCAGGCAAGAACTACCCCGTACAGCTATCAGGAGAAAAGATGTACGTCAATGTTCCGTGGACTGATACCACTTACTCGTTTACTAACAGCGATGCAACGCTTGCTTGGAGTACACGCACCAAGATAGCTACTGTAGGAGGCACGGATATCTACGTTACAATGCCCGCCAACCCTAATACTTGGCGACCAGTAGTCGATGCGCTTAACTCTTATGAGGCAACGTACAGCCTGAGTGCTAATCAGGGTAGATTGCTCGCTAATGGTAGTGCAAGGGATAACACCAAACTGCCTCTTGCTGGTGGCACAATGACGGGCACGCTCAATGTCGCTACTGGTCTTGGAATCAGTGACGCTACTGGCAATGGATTACTCGTTTATAAGCCCTCAGACTGGACGGGTGTAAGCGGCTCTCAGTGGGGTGTAGGTGCTATCGTCATTCAGGGTGTTATCCGTTCAAGTGCATCGGCTCTGCTACATTATCGCAATGGTGACGATAGTTACGAGATTATTGATGCAAAGGGCGGGCAGAAAATCAACAACAGCCTGCAAATAGCGAACATACATCTTGGTAACGCCAATGAGATTAATGGGTATAATGGAGGTACATTGTATCTGCAAGCCCGTAACACTGGTAACACCATCATCAACTACAACTCAGGTAAGTGTGGTATCGGTGTAGGCAGCCCATCGCAGAAACTTCACGTTGGAGGTAATATCTATGCTACGGGAGCAGTAACGGCACTTGTAGCCACTACCTCAGATGAGAGGGCAAAGGATATCATAGACAAGGTACTTCCTCTTACCATCGAGCAGATTGCCGATGCGCCTGCCGTGCGTTTCACGTGGAAAGACAAGAGCCTTACACAGAAACCTCAGGTCGGCTCTATCGCCCAGTATTGGCAGAACGTATTGCCTGAGGCTGTTCTTGAAAACGTAGGAGAGAAAGACACCCTCAGCCTGCAATATGGTGTGGCAGCGATGATATGCGCCATTACCACAGCCCGTGAGGTCGTAAGGCTGAAAAAGAGGGTTTCGGAGTTAGAGAAAGAAGTAGAACAATTAAAAGCAGCATAATTATGTCATACAGCAATGGAATAGTAACAGCACCAGTCAGCTTTGCAGATGTCAATGCTGCACTGAGTACTAACCACACAGACCTCGGACATCTCTGTACCGATGAGCGAATAAACAAGTTTGCCCGATTCAAGCCGGTACGATATCCTGAGGTCGGACTGATTACCGATGCGAATAGAAAGAGTGTGTGTCACGGACTGGTGTTGCCCGCAGCCGTTGAACTCTCAGGTCAGGCTTTTGGTAACAACAGCACTACCTACGCAGCCATAAGGCAGGCGTGTGAGGGCGATTGGGGCTACAACCCACCAAACGGAGGAGCGAGTGCCCCCTACCGCTTGGCTGACTTTGCCAATGCGGAGCACCCATCGAGTGAGGGTTATTACCATCAGGCAGTGCCTCCTATCCAAGTAAACTATCCCCGTGATGGCTGGACGTTTATGAGAGGCTCTACGGCTACACGTGTGCTGATAATCTCGGTCGACCTCGACCCCGATGATTCGGCTATCAATCTGCAAAGTTATGACCTCACGGCTACTGGTTTGAATCTGAATGAGTGGAGAATCCTTGTACTTGTGGATAGCACCTATTTCAGCAACAGACTTTTTGATAGTGATTATATACTTGATGATGGAGAAATACAAGGCACTGTCGTTGATGTGGCTGTACCTAACGGCACTGGCTCATACGATTGCGATGTGTATATCTGTATGTATCGTTTCAACAGCTCTACTGGAAAGTATGAGTTTATGCCTTTGCCAAAGCAGGGCGACTTCAACCCTGAGTATTACACCCTCCACGTGAGAGATGATGCGCAGGCAGGTGGTGGTGGTATCTCAGGAGATGATACAGAGGAGATGTTCAACCAAATCCTTTTCAGCTACAATCTCAATGGTGCTTACAAGACCGCTTGGGAAACGACAGATAACGGAACGGCCGAGTATTGTATGAAGTGCTTTGGCAGCCTCTATGTCAAGTTGACACTGACGAATACCAGCACAAGCACAAGCAACGTAACGAGAGCCTCAATGCAGTGCAATCTCAATGATACGGGTTGGGTGTCTGCATCAACGATGTATAATGAGAATAAGCAGGTTGTAAACAGCGTGAACATAGCAGGCAACGGAGGCACGGCAACGATATACCTTGAGTTTGAATCACTCTTTAATCGTTTGGGTGGAGAGTGGACTGCCTCAAATAAGAATAGTTCGTGGTCGGTTGATTTCAGACGTAATGATGCAACTCTGTTCGGTGGCGATATCTACGCTATGTATGGCTCTGATGGTTGGGTTTCACGTAAAAGTTAAATGATATGGATATGTTATTGATTATTTCGGTTATGTTATTTGCTGCAAACTTCATCGCAGCGTGTATCAGGTTAAAGAGGTTGCCGAAGTCTGCCTATGAGGTGGCTACGGCTTTCGACTATCCTGAGCGTATTCTTTGGTTTGTATGTGTATGGGGAGGTATGGCACTGGCAGCACCAGCACTGATTGATGCAACGCCTGAGCAGTACCAGTTCCTTTCGTACATCGCTATTGCTTGCGGCATTGTTTTTGGTATGTGCGCCCATCTTGATAGCAAGGTGGATAGACTGATTACAACGATAGCTGGTTGGCTCTGCCTGCTCTCTGCTGTCCTATGCTTGGTATTATCATTAATTTCTAAATATTAAAAATTATGAGTTCAATTCTTTCACAGATTCTTTCATTAAAAGCGGTGCTTAGTTCGCTGACAAAGGCAGCACCGAGTGATTCGCAACTGATGATGTTGTATGGTAGTGATGGCACGCCTATTGGCAAGTATGAGCCGAATCAAGCTATCAAGAACATCACACAACCACTGACACGTCACACCCGTCTGACGAGTTTCTCACTCTCTACGTTGCAGGCAGCCGTAGCAGACCAAAACCTCGAAAAGTATGGGCTAAAGGTGGGCGACCAAACAACCATCAACGGCTACACTTATGTCATAGCTGGGTTGAATGTGATGAAAGGCTCATCGACACCTTATCGTGTATCGGCAAACCACGTGGGCTTGATTGTAATCCCACACACCACTCAGGCTTGGAATGCCTCAGGAAACACTTATACGGGTGCTGACGGGCGAGGTGCTGGTTACAAGAATAGTGATTTGCATTACTATCTCAAGAACACCACTCTGCCGCACGTTCAGAATGATTTGGGTGCAGCTAACTTGATATCTCACTCCAAGTTGCTTAGTAATGCGGTCAACACCACTGGCTACAACCGCAGAGGAGAGGCAAGCGGCTGTTCTTCATCTTGGGATTGGGAATCAGGTTGTTATATCTCTGCCTTGAGTGAGGTGCAGGTGTATGGCTCTATCGTATGGAGTTCGAGCGGATACGACACTGGAGAGGCTTGCCAGCAGCTTGAGGTGTTCCGTCATTATAGCTTTACCGAGATTTTCGGAGGCGAATATCCGTGGCTGAGAGACGTTGTGTCTGCGTCCTATGCGGCTATTGCGTACGACGGCGGTTATGCGTACTATAGCACTGCCTCGCGTGCTATTTATGTCGCTGCGCTCGTCCTCTTCAAATAGGACTTTACTAAACATTCTGCGGCTCTATGCCGCAGGGTGTTCTCCCTCACTAATGTATAACAATTTAAATAATAAGAATTATGTCTGTTGTAAAAAGTAAACGTACACAGAGTAAGATAGAGTTTGAGATGATTTATTTCCTCGTTGCTGACGGAGTAGATAACCTCGTTGAGCACGATTTCTATGCCGATGGAGAACTGGCACGGAAGAACAGAGTTTTTCTGAATATAAGAGGGCAATCACTTGAACGACAGACTGACAATCTGCTTTACTATATCAAGATGGCTAACAGCATTTACCCTCAGTGTATGGCTGAGTATGAGGAGCGTAGGGTTTTGATAGGTAAGGCGATAGGTACGTGTTACTCGATACTCACGAACTACCAGCGTGTTATGCAGCGTCTTAGGATTCCTGATGGTAAGTACTCCATCGAGATAAAGAATCTTATGCGTATGATTAACTCACTGAAATCGTGGCGAAAGTCAGACAATAAGATAAAGGATAAGTTACAGAAAAGCTGAATATGAGAAAGGGTTTGATTCTGATAGTTGTGTCTGCGTCCAATGCGGCTAATGCGAACAACAACGGTAATGCGAACAATAACACTGCCTCGAATGCTAATTATGTCGCTGCGATTAACCACTGCGCACTCTTTTGGATAACCGACAAACAATTGTCAATAAAATGCCAATGTGTAGAGGATAAGGAGAATCAGACCGTCCACAACGTCCTGACGTGTTTCGGGAATACTGGTAAATTGGCAGGGTGACGCACCTTGATACGTCAAATGGGGCTACAAGCACCCTGCATTTTCTTTTAAACTTAGGATTATGGCAACACTGGTTGAGTTAATGGATTTGAACGAGTTAGGGCAATGTGCTAAGGACTGCACACGTCAGAGCCGATGGAAACCTACCACACAGAGGTTTCTCAGTAATCTGCTGCCCAACCTCTCAGAGTTGCAAGATGAGGTGCTGGAGCACCGCTATGAGGTAAAGCCTACCAATGATTTCTATCTCAATGAGAGAGGGCATATCCGCAAGATTGAGGCTCCAGCAGTCCGTGATAGGGTGGTACAGAAAACGCTGACAAAGAATGTACTTACACCCTCCATCGTTCCATATCTGATATATGATAACTATGCTTCGTTGAAACAACGTGGCACACACTTCGCCCGTAGGCGTTTCGAGATGATGATACACCAGTACATCAGACGTAACGGCATAGACGGGTATATCCTCCTGATAGATATCCGTAAGTACTTTGAGAATATCAACCACGAAGTACTCAAGGAGCAGATAGCACCGAGAATCAGCGACCAGCCTCTTAAGGTGGTGGAACTGATACATTATATCATCGACAAATCATCGCACAGCGAGAAAGGGTTGAATCTCGGCAGCGAGGCTCCACAGATTCTTGCCGTATATTACTTGAATATCATCGACCACTATGTAAAGGTAGTCAGGAGCATAAAGTATTACGGCAGATATATGGACGATATCTTTATCATCGGGGAATCAAAGGAGGAACTCTCGCAGCTACTTACTGATATAGAGCATAAGTTGGCAGAGGTGCTGCTTGAGATAAACGAGAGAAAGACACAGATTGTCAGGTTACGACACGGATTCACGTGGTTGCAGACAAAGTACAACATCTTACCTACTGGCAGAATTATTAAGCGACTGACGAGAGGTAAGGTGGCACGTGAGAGACGCAGATTGAAAGCCTTTCGTAGAATGCTCGATGAGGGCAGAATGAAGGAGGCAGAGGTACAGAACGCCTACCGCTCTTGGCGTGGCTCGGTGGTTAAGGAGTACAACTGCTGTTTCCACAGCCTGCAACGTATGGACGCTCTATATAAGGAGTTATTTCCTTTCGAGGTAGAGTACAAGCGTAGAGGCAGAGCGGAGTTGATTCGTGAGGCGTTTGAGGATTCGGAGAAAGAGGATATACAATATATTGTTTAATTTAAATTTCAATTATTATGAACGAGGACAAAGATTTTGCAAAGCGTAATGCTCTCAATGCAGAGATGGCGCAGTTAATGAGTAACCTTTCTGCCAACACCTCAAGTATTGGCGACTGGAAAGTAATCAAGTGCTACGAGGCTCGTATGCAGGGATTGCCCGACCCCTACGATTTTGATGAGTTGATGGTAAATCGTCAGGCAGCCCGTGATAGAATCAACGAGATTCAGGCAGAGTTGAAGAAACTGGATAAGTAACATTTAAATAATTAGCATTATGAAAAAGCAGATTAAGACTGAGGCACTTCTGAAAGTGTTTAACGTGCTCAATGGAGCGAAGTATGGTAAGATGGACGATGCGGATAAGATTCGCGTCTTTAAGATTGTCCGTAAGTTGAAACCCATCGCAGAGGCTTTCGAGGACGAGAGCAAGGACGCTGCCGAGAAACTCAAGTTTGAGGATTTCGACACCCTGCTCGAAAAGGCTAAGGAGTATGAGGCTAAGGTCAAGAAAGAGGGCGAGGAGTTGCCTATGACAGCCGAGGAGTATAACAAGTTTATCTCCGACTTCAAGAACTACAACAAACTCGTTGGCGAGGCTATCAAGGAGTTTGCCGAGCGTGAGAATGAGTTGGACTTCGATGGTATCACTGAGGACGCATTTAACAAGCTGATGAACAGCAACGACTGGACTTTCGGTCAGGCGGCTGCTCTTGAAGTAATAATCATTTAAAAAAGAAAGGAGGTGTGTTATGAAGAAAGCGGGTATCTTGTTTCTGTTGTTCCTTTGGGTAATAGGAGCAATCGGTGGCACTTGCTATGCAGTGTATTACAAAGTGGGCTTGCCTATCATCTTGGGTATGGTGGTAGCGGTGCTGTTTGGTCTGCCGACAGCCAAGCGGCTGTGGGATAACCTCAATCAATAAGAGAGGAGGTGCGATATGTGGACGTATATCAAAGAGATAGCCGTAGGTATCATACTGGCTGTGTTGGCGTTCCTGAAACCAGTAGAGGCGGAGTTATGGACTTTGTTCCTGATATTCTTCCTTAATTTCTGCTTTGGCTATCTATCGGGTATGATTGCCAATGATGAGGAATGGGATAACAAAAAGGCTCTGCGCTGTGTTGGCGAGGCTACGATATTCTTTATCCTCAGCGTTGCAATCTATATCTATGGAGTGCTGAAACATCAGGAGCAGGGAGCGTTGCAGTGCATCAGCTTTATTACCTATGTGGTAACGTACTTCTACGGGTTGAACATCTTGAGGAATCTCAAAAAGATTTTCAAGGAGGGCACAACTCCGTGGTATGTCGTTTCGTTCCTCTATTATATTCTGAGGTTTAAGTTCATCGAAAAAATCCCGTTCTTGAGCGAGTTCCTGAATATTAACAGAAAGGAGGTGTCAGATGGAACTGCTGCTGAATAGGATAGCACGCAAAGAAACCTACACCATCGGCAGGCTGTATGTCGATGGTGTCAGGTTCTGCGATACTCTTGAGGATACAGACCGAGGGTTGAAACAGACAATGGATTTGGCTGTGCTACGTGCAAAGAAACGTAGAGGCATAACAGCGATACCCGCTGGACGCTACAAGGTAACCCTGAGCGTGAAGTCGCCCAAGTTCTCACAGAAAAAGGCGTATGACTTCTGCAAGGGCTATCTGCCTCGATTGATTAATGTGCCTGCCTATGATGGAGTGCTGATACATATTGGCAACTACCCGAAAGACACTGAGGGTTGCATCTTGGTAGGCAAGAACTCAAAGGTTGGTGCTGTGCTGGAGAGTACCACCACTTTTAAGTTACTCTACGAAAAACTGAAATCAGCGAAAGACGATATTTATATTACTATTAAATGAATAACGAAGAAAAGATATATAAAGGGTGTTTTTGGAGTTTCGTAATGTTTATAGTGATGATAGCTATAATACTCTTGAACTCTTGCAGCCCGAAAGTGATATATGTACCTGAGTACCATACTGAGGTAGTAACAAGAACAGACAGCGTTGTTAAGATTGACAGCGTACACGTAAAGGATAGCGTGATAATCAAGCAGGCTGGCGACACCATCGAGATTGACCGATGGCATACGGAGTATAAAGACCGATGGCGTGAGCGTGTTGTGGTTGATAGCTTTATCAAGGTAGACAGCGTGTCTGTACCTTATCCCGTTGAGAAGAAGTTGAGCAAGTGGCAGCAAACCAAAGTGGATTGGGGAGGCTGGGCAATGCTCTCTGTGGTGGTTATCGTTTTTCTTTTCCTATTCTTCGCTCTGAGACGGAGGGGAAATAGGGGTGTTTAGTTATATTTATAGTTTTAGTTTTAAGTTTAAAGGTTGATAATTTTTAGGGAGTACAGCGGTACTCCTTTTTCTTTCTCCATACTTAGGTTTTCCACATTTAGATTTTCTTAATTAGGAAAAACCGAACCAATATAATAATATACTTAATAAAATACTATAACTAATAATAGATATTTTCAAAGAAAACATCTATTTATTGTGCACTATGGGTTTTCTTTCAGGTTATCCAGTATCTGACGTATGGCAACGTCAGCGTGCTGGCGCATAATCTTGACGTAGTTGAATATAGGGCGGTTTGTTTTCATCGACTGACCTACGCAATATTCAAGGGTTTCAAGTGGTATGCCCAAATCAAAGCCGTGCTGAACGAATGATTTGCGGGCGGAGTAGAAACTTATTCGTTGGTTGATACCCAGTTTTTCTGCCGCACGTTTGATAGCACGATTCTGTAAGCCGAGAAAGGTGTTGTATTTACTATCCGATACCTCGGCAATATGCCCCGTCTTTGGATTCATATATTTTTCAATGATGGGCAGTGCCTCAGGCTGGATTGAGAACTCGATGGTTTTATTACCTCTTTTCTTGTTGGCAGTCTTACGTCTTTGATAGTTGAGTATAAGATTATCCTGACAACCTCGGAAATCGTAGTTGATGAGGTCGATAAGATTCATACCACCGAGGTAGTAGCTGAGAGCAAAGAAATCTATCGCCCTACGTGTTTTCTTCGGTTTGAAAGGGTAAGAGATAAGTTGCCGTAAATTTTCTACGGATATATCCAATTCCTTTGGCTCTCCGTTCTGCTGACGCCAGTATGAGAAAGGGTGCACGTCATAAGATACCAGTCTTAGCTTGATGGCACGATTAACCAGTGTGCGTATATTCATCAGGCAGATGCTTTCGTATGCAGGCGATGCACCATTTGAACGTAGCAGATGGGAATAACCGTCTATGGTAATGGTAGTGATATTCTGCAAGGCAATATCCCCACGTGTGTAGTTGAGGAACTTCTTGACGTGGTATTCTATCAGATGGGCATAGGTTGCACGTTTCTCATCACGTAGCTGCTTGATATATTCGTTTGCGACAGATAGCAGGGTGGTGTTCTGCGTCTGAGGTCGCATATCTTTGAGCATATCACGTAGCTGCTGACAAGAGAGGTCGCCAAGATTGGGAATCATATCCAGTCTTTGGTCGTAGTCATTCAGGAGGGCACGCAGCTTTACGTTGATGTAGTTTGCATCAGGTTGGTTTACCACAACCCCGTTGATGAAGTTTGCCAGTGAGTTGACCTTATACCGAGTGATGATATAATGTGTTTCTGACTTATGCCCGATAGAGATACGAATCTTAAAAGAGCCGTCCTTTGATTTGGTATGTTTCAGTACCGCAAGTTTGATAGTTGCCATAAACGAATACTTTTTGTAAGCCTACACGCCCAAAACCTGCCGTAGAGCCTTTATTTGTGTTCTGAGGGTATAGTTATCCAACCCAGTGTTTATCGCCCCTGAGAGCGAGAAACAAAAGGAAAAGCGGCTGTTTTGAGCGATATATTCCATAAATATTTCAATTTCGATGTTACACTCTTACAGAGTGTTGAGAACACCCTGAAAAGGAAAAATATTCGTTTTTAAGCGTCCTAACAGCATTTCTCGCCTCAGATGATAAAGTTATAAGGTCGGGTGCTGAAAACCGCTTAGGCTCAAAATAAAGCCAAAATAACTATATTTGCTCACGTCTGAACAGCCCTACTACTTTATATATAAATAGTATATTCTCCTTTTTAACCTCCTTATCAGGAAAGAGTCTATCTCCGTGGCGGTTGGTTTCCTCGTTGAGAGAGGTAAGGCGGAGGTAGTCGGCATCGTGTTTACTGGGATAGATACACTTGAGTACTCTATCATCACGGGTAACGATTATGTATGGTCGCCCGTAGTCTATGCTGTCAGCGTCAATAACTTGGCGGACAAACACAATATCGCCAGCTTTATATTCGGGCAGCATACTCTCGCCATAGACATAGACACCAACACAGCCGTTCAGTCCCTCCATAGTAACGTATTCATTAACACGTTGTTCGTTACCATCGAGGAGTGATACACCAAAGCCGGCAGATACACGCATATCAATGACTGGTATTCTGCCCTGAGTTTCTACGATGGTAGTAGGCATATCCACATCAAAGATTCTTTTGCCTACTATGCTGTTAATCTCCATCTGATTTGATACCTTGAACTCGGCAGCGTTCAGGCGGGAGTGGAGCGACTGCGGTTTGATGTTCAACTGCTCTGCAAGCCAAGCGAGATTGATGTTGTTCTGCTTGAGAATGTAACGAGCCTCTTTGCCGCTCATTTGGGTACGTGGTTGTTTAGCCATAACTTTACGTCTTTTGAGTTTGAAAATTTTAAAATCTTTAAAAAAGTAAGGGCAGCAATTTAAAATATTTTAAAAAGCACGCCCAAAATAAGGGTTTTCCTTTTATGTTTCGGAAATTCTTTATAAATTTGCAACGTCGATAGGACAAAGATAAACAATTTATTTCAAACTCGCAATACTTCATAAGAGGTATTTTTAAAAATTTAAAGTTATGGCAAACAAGAGAAATGAAACAAAGCAATTCAGTACCAAGTTCATCAATCAGAACTTCCGTATTAAGGTTTTCGGTTATGACGAGAACGGCAGAAAGATTAACACCCTTATGGGAGTTAGTGGTATTATCCGCCTGATTGGTCAGGAGTTATTCTACAAGTTTATCCAGCGAGCACTGGATTGTATGAAAGACGTTTGCGTATGCAAGTTGCGCAGAGGTTTGCAGGTTAGTCTTTATGTAAAGTAATGGAGGGTAAGATTATGAAGAAGTTTGATAAGGCACTCAAGGAGATAGCAGCAGGTGTTAAGGACGCGATGTATGACGCTATCAGTGATGATATGCCACGTTGCTCTTATGAGTACGATTTCGGTAACACCACCATTATGGTTGAGGTTGAAGTGGTAGGCTCGTTTATGGCAGTTGTTATTCCCTATGTTTGGGTAGATAGAGATGATTGCACTCATAACAGCCCAAGAGTGATAGAGGCGGTAAAGAACATTCTCCCTGATTGGTGGGCAGTAACCCAAGAGGTTGAACTGGCACGCTGGAACGAGAGAGAAAATGAAAAGTTCCTTATGGCACAGATGTATTGAAACTATCCCCAGCAGAGCGTGAGGTCGCTCTTGCGCTCTGCAAGGGATTAACAGATAAAGAGGTAGCAGATATGTTGTGCAGAAGTTATCATACGGTCAGGACGCAGCGCAGAGCCATTTATGGAAAGCTGGGTGTTAGCAAGGACACAGAACTGATGGCAGCTATGATATGCGAGCGCAAAGGTATCAAGTTTACCATATCAGAGTTAAGAAACAAAGGAGTATCGCTTTATGATTGAGAGCCTCGACAGCCTGAAACTCGATGTTATCTACCGCATAATGAATGGGGAGACATTCGGATTACGACAGAGCCAGCGCATCGTTGGTGGTCGTGCAAGGCTACTCCGATTGATTGAGGAGGGAAAGGTCAGGGCAGAGAAAGTCAACGGCAAGGCACAGAATGGAAAATGGCAGTGCAACGCAAGCGATGTCCTGAGATACGCAAGAGTTTAATCAATTAAAAATAAAAGTTATGGAGAACGAAGTTATTACTGGTAAGCATTGGCTGATTTATGGAGTACTTTACCCACTTGGTATCATACTCTTGGCAGCCGCAGTCGAGAGCGTAGGTAGATTGATTTTCTGATATATCAATTAGTTTGATTTTGTTTCATAACAAAATGTTTGCTAAAAAGTAGTATCGAGCGAGGTACTTGGAATGGCACAGCAGGGTTGCATTACTGGGAGGTAACACTTGTTTCGATTACGAGGTGTCTACGATTTAGTTCACTCAATGTTAAACAACTTAATTCTTAAAGATTATGGCAGAAGTTAAAAAATTGGAGTTCCGAACACTCAAGGCAGACGAGATTGACTGCCGAGTAGGAAACGTTACAGACAAGGGTGTAAGCCTCTTGCTCTACAAAGACGCACGTGTAGATATGCGTCTGCTCGATGAGGTCGTAGGCACGATGAACTGGAAACGTGAGCACGAAATCATCAACGGCAACCTCTATTGTACCGTATCTATCTACAATGAGGATACCCAGCAGTGGGTGTCAAAGCAAGATGTAGGCGTGGAGAGCAACACCGAAAAGGAGAAAGGACAAGCCTCTGACGCATTTAAGCGTGCCTGCTTTAACTGGGGTATCGGTAGAGAGTTATACACCAGTCCTTTCGTATGGGTTAATCTCTCTCAGAATGAGTGGCGTTTCGGTGTAGGTGGAAAGAAACAGCCTGCCGTTAAGTTCTACGTCAAGGAGATAGGTTACAAGGAGGGTAAGATAAACAAACTCGTTATCGTTGATGATAAGGGCGTGGAGCGTTACACCTATGGCGTAGGTCGTAAGGCACAGCAGCCTGCACCATCTCAGGATATCCACTCAGATGAGTATAACGACCAGCTTGGTGCTGCCGTTCTCGATGCAGCAGCGTGCAAGTCTGAGGAGGAACTGAAAAGCCTATACTTTGCTTATAAGGCTCAGTTTGGCGAAGACCAGCGTTTCCTCGATGCACTCTCTAAGCGTAAGGCAGAGTTAAAGGCAGCCTAACATAGTACGAACTCGATAAAAAAATAGAGATTATGGAAAAGAAACAATTAGTAATTAGTCCAGTGGCTTTCGATAACGAGAGCCACACTTACAACCTCAATGGAAAGCCTTTGAGTGGTGTTACACCTATCGTTGCGTGGTTGTTCCCTGACACATATCAGGGAATCCCGCAGAGTGTTCTTGAGCAGGCAGGCGCACACGGCTCTATGGTGCACTCTAAGATTGAACTCTTTGATGATATGGGCATTATGCCTGACGATGATTATCAGGAGTATGTAGAGAGCCACAAGTGGTTGTGCGAGCAGTGGAATTTAAAAGTAACTCATTCGGAGTATCTTGTCAGTGATGAGCAGAACATCGCCAGTTGTATTGATAAGGTGTGCGAGGACAACAGCCTTATTGATATCAAGACCACAAGTAAGCTGCACCTCCTGAACGTATGTATTCAGCTTAGTATCTACGCTATGCTCTTTGAGATGCAGAACAAGGGCGAGGAAGTGCCTCATATTTATGTGGAGTGGTTGCCAAAGGCTCAGTATGGCAAGCCTGAGATACGAGAAATCAAGAGAGTGCCGGCTGAGTTCTGTACAAGACTGGTGCAGGCTTATGTCAAGGGCGGGGACAGCAAGACATACCGAGAGGAACTCGATATGATGGGATTCCACTCCGAGGAGCGTAAGGAGGGCGAAATACCGTATGAGGTGCAGCCTATTGTTGATGAACTGGTTATCATCAAGAAAGAACTCGAGAAACTGACCGAGCGTGAAAAGGAACTCAAGACAGCCCTCTTGGTTGCTATGCAGCACGCAGGCGAACAGAAATGGGTATCTGATAATTTCCAGTGCTCTATCCGTGCCGCCTATGAGCGTGAGACATTCGACAGCGCAACATTCAAGAAGAATGAGCCAAAGATGTATGAGAGTTACATCAAGCGTACCAAGTATGCTGAAAGTTTAACTTACAAGGTGCTGTAAGATGGGCAAGGTAATGGATTTACTAAATGATAATGCTCTCGCCATTAAGGAGAAATCGGACGATGGAGAAACCGTCTTTGTGATGGCAAGCGATGGCGAGAACATTTCCTTTCACGTACACGGCAATGCCGACCTCCTGACTGATATGTTCGTGCATACAATCTTGAGAGGAGGGGTGAGAGTAGCCGCAGCAGTGAGAAAGGCGATAGAAATCGTAGAACGAGAATATAACAATAGTATTAACAATCCAAATGTAAATTAAAAGATTATGGCAAGAAATCAAATCATCGGTCGTGTAATAGCCGTTAGTCCTATTACAGAAGTACCAAGCAAGGAGCAGGGTAAGCCTGCAATCAAGAAACGTGAGTTGTATATGGATTGCACCACATACGACCCTTACACTGGCGAGCGTTCGCAGTATGAGAACAAGTCTCTATTGGAGTTCGGTGGCGACAAGCTGGTAGACAAACTCGGTGCGCTCAACCTTGAGGCTGGCGATGTGGTAGCCGTTTCGTTTTTCGTTCAGGGCACACCTTACAAGGATGCACAGACGGGTAAGACGAAAGTCTTTACCGCTATCCGTACCACTGACATCGAGGTAGTACGCAAGCGTGCAGAGGTGGCAGGCACTCAGCAGCCAGCACCAAAGCCTGAGCCAGCACCCGCACCTCAGGCCGCACCTCAGCAGACAAGCCAAGATGGTAAGGACGGATTACCCTTTTGAACTTAACGAGGTATGGCAAAGGTTATTACGCTGAGGAAACAAGAGGGCAGGCTGATGTTCGACATCGAGCCAGCCTACCTCTTTTCCACCCTCGCCAATGGTGCTTATATCATCACGATTAAGAAAGCAAAGGAGAAACGTAGCATACCTCAGAACGATTTGATGTGGCTGTGGTTTACTTGCATCGAGCGTGAGACGGGAACACCAAAGGACGATGTGTATATGTACTACTGCAAGAAGTTCCTTTGCAAAGTTATCGAGATAGGAGGACATCAGGAAAAGATATACAACACCAGTAGTAAGCTGACACTTGATGAAATGACGGAGTTTCTGAATAAGATACAAGCCGATGCAGCTACGGAGTTAGGTATTACCCTCCCACTCCCTGAGGACAGATTCTTTGAGCAGTTCTATGCTCAGTTTAATTATTAATTTTTTAACCTACAAGTTAATTTATGAAGTTTTCAAAAATCAAGTTGACGAAAGCAGGTACGCTTGAGGCTACCTACAAGAACGCAGACGGGGATTTAGTCCAGTTTGCGGGTGCTAACATCGTGCACAAGGATTTCCGCGAGGCGTTGCAGGGACTTATCCCGCACCTCGCCATCATCACTGAGCAGAGGGAGGCTTACAAGACCACTCTTGAAAAGCTACGTGAGCAGCGTATCACTGACAAGGAGGACAATGCTTACAAGCGTCTGAGTGTGTCAGGTATCGCTTTAAGTGCCGATGGTAAGAAAGTAATCATCACTGGCAGCAGAATCCTTAGCACGGCTGGCGTGGTGTCTGTATGTACTCCACTTATCGACCTTGAGAACGAGGACGAGTACAAGTATCAGAACG